AGGAACAGCTCCATTTTTAGCGTTTATGTTCCCACAGTTTGCTACTCTTTTAACGCCTGCATTTTTAATGCAATTAGGTGTTGCAGTAGCCGCTATGAACGCATATTTCACAACAGCAACAACAACTAAAATCGGTTTATAATAATTCACAACGAAAATAAGGAAATTACATGTTAGCACGTTTAGAGAAAGTAAAATCAGAATTATCTAATGATAAAGCAATGTTGTATGATAGCGTTTTAACTTATGTTGAAACAGGGGAACATTTATTGTCTGATGAAGATTTAGAATCATTGGTCGCTTATATTTACACTAAAGAAGAAATAATTTCTTTATTTGAGTATTATTATCATGAAGTTTGTTGTGATTTATTAAAAGATTTAGAAGAAGAAGTTGATTTTGATGATGCAGATTTTGATGTTGAATAAATAACATAACATAACAATGGGTGTATCCTGAGTTATGGATATACCCTTTTTTATTATATTAATTTTCATAGTGAATATAATAAAAAAATAATAAAGGAATATCTTAATGGAATATAAACAAACAGAGTTTTTTGATTTAGTAGATATTGCTATTAGATTAAATAAACAAAATAGAAAAGATGAATATAAACATATATTAACAATTAAACAGTATTTTGTTGAATTTTGTAGTTTACGTATTAGTGTTGGTCGCCAAGTTGGTTCAACTTCTTATATAAAAGCACATTCAAATAAAAATAGTATTATTATTTCTGATAAATTAATAAGAAGATGTGATTATAAACAATGTGAATATGCTCATTTTCTATCATTTAATGATTTTAATACATCGTTAGGTATAAAATTACGAGGGTATAGTATGGATAATATAGATACAGTTTATATTGATAATGCGTATTTTATGTCAAAGCAACAAATTGAAAACATGTATGAAGTAATGACAATTTGTTATAAAAGCAAAGATATTACTTTTGTATTTCTAGGGTAATATTGTGAACAAATTTACTGAAGAATTCGATGTATCTGATTGGGAAATAGAAACTCCCGATGGTTGGAAAGATATTAAAAAATCATTCAAAACTATTCCATTTATTGTTTATGATATTGAATTAGATGATGGTAAAAAAATAAGTTGTGCAGATGAACATATATTAATTGATGAAAACAATAATGAAGTTTATACAAAAGATTTATTGGTAAATCAATCCATTTTAGTTAGAGATGGCACAGCAAAAGTAATTTCAATAAATAAAACAGACAAACAAGAAGAAATGTTTGATATTGAAATTGATTCAGATAATCATCTTTATTATAGTAATGATATTGTTAGTCATAATACCACAACTACAGCGGCCTATATTTTATATGAATTGATATTCAATCCTAATCCTGTTTTTGCTGCTGTATTAGCTAATAAAGGTTCAACAGCAAATGAAATTCTTGGTCGCATAAAAAGTATGTTCGAAGAATTGCCTTGGTTTTTAAAACCTGGTGTGGTCGAATGGAATAAAACCACAATTGAACTAGGTAATGGTTCTAGGATATTAGCTGCCGCAACATCCTCAAGTTCTATCAGAGGAAAAAGTATTTCTCTTTTATACCTAGACGAATTAGGTCATATTGATAATGATATAGAATTCTATGAAAGCACATACCCTGTAATTTCTTCAGGTAAAAAAACAAAAGTTATTATTTCATCTACTCCAAAAGGCATGAATCTATTTTATAAACTTTGGTCTGATGCTATCAATAAATTAAATGGTTTCGTGCCAATGAAATTCCTTTGGAATTCACATCCTCATAGAGATGAAAAGTGGAAAATAGAGACAAAACGTAACGTTTCCACTAGAGCCTGGGATCAAGAATTCGAAAGTTTATCGTTTGAAACAAGTCTAAATATAGATAACAAACAAATAACAATAGGTGAATTATATGATAATCTTAGCTAGAGGTCAAGCAATTTGTTATATCCACATTGATTCATTGGGATATTTTTATAATCATGAAAAAGATAAAACATAAAAATACTAAATACATTAAGCGAGAATATGTATTAAATACTAATAAAAAAATATTAACGCCACTTGGGTATGAATCTTTTTATGGCGTTAATAAAATTCTTTTTGATAAATATATCAAGATTGAATTCTCAAATGGCATAGAAATAAAGTGTTCAGTTGATCATCCATTTTTTACTGCTAGAGGTATTATAAAAGCTAGACATCTAAAAAAAGATGATTATATCGAAACCCAAGATGAATTGGGTTGTTTCATTGTTAAGAAAAGAACAATAAGAAAACCAATTTTTTTATATGACATTATTAATAGTGGCATTACAAATACATATTTCACTAATGGGATTTTATCACATAATTGTGAATTTTTTGGTTCATCAGGAACATTAATATCTGGCCCTAAATTACAAGTATTAATTTTTAGAGAGCCATTAGAAGTAAGAAAAGATAGTTTTAAAATATATGCTTTGCCAGAAGCTGGTCGAAGTTATGTTGCAAGTGTAGATACAAGTGAAGGGATGGGGAAAGATTATTCTGCTATATCAGTTATTGATGTTACAGAATTACCTTATAAACAAGTAGCGGTATATAGACGAAATGATTTAATACCAATGATATACGCAGATGAAGTATATCATGTATGTAAATTATATAATGATGCTTTTTGTGTAGTTGAAAATAATGCAGTAGGCGCGATTGTTGCAAACATTTTATTTTATGAATATGAATACGATAATATGCTTCAATCAGGAAGTAAAAATGGAGAAACAATTGTAAATTCAAAGGGTGTTGGTCTAAGACAATCAAGTAAAACAAAATCAATTGGGTGTGCCACATTAAAAACATTAATTGAAAGTGATTCATTGTTAATAATGGATTTTGAAACTATTAATGAATTAAGTAGTTTTATCAAAAAAGGCACATCTTATGAAGCAGAAAAAAATAAAACTGATGATATTGTAATGACATTAGTCATGTTTGCTTGGCTTACTACTCAAGCATATTTTGAAGATTATACGGATACGGATATAAAAGGCGCAATAAGAGCAAACTATGCAAAAATGGACGAATATAATTCATTGATATTTGGTTATCTAAATAATGGTATAGAAGATGAAGAAATAGATTTATCAATGATTAAATAATATAAATATAGTTACACATAATAAAAGGAGTTAATACATGGCTACAAATCTTTTAAGCCCTGGGACAGAAATAAGAGAAATAGATTTATCTGAAGTCAATCAGCAAGAACCAATTACTGCTGGTGCATTCGTTGGACAATTTACTTGGGGGCCTGTTGGCGTTCCAACAAGAATCTTCAATGAAGACGAATTAGAATCTTTCTTCGGCCCACCAACAAACGGAAAATTTAATACAGTGGATAACAGAATTGACTGGTATTCAGCTTCAAACTTTTTAAATTATTCTAAGAACCTTAAAATCGTTAGAGAAATTGCTGCTGCTGGACATTGTTCAAACTCAGTTGCAAATTATTCTGGCACAAAAATCGTTGTTAAAAACCAAGCTGATTTTATCACTAAATTTAATGATGGTGCTACTACTCCAGATTATAACAATGTTGAATTTGTTGCTAGATACCCTGGTAAACGTGGAAATAGCTTACGTGTAAGTTTAGCTGACTTCAATACATTTGATAGTTGGGAATATAAAAAGTATTTTACAAATAAGCCTGGTACAAGTGCTTACGCTAAATCACGCGGCGTAGAAAATGATGAAGTTCATGTAATCGTAATTGATGAAGAAGGCTTATTCAACAAATCAAAAACTAAAGGTTATATCTTAGAAAAATATTCATTTAAATCAAAAGCTATTGATGCTATTGATTCACAAAATAAATTATTATTCTTTGGTACTGTAATAAATAACGAATCTCAATACGTTAGATATTTCTCACAACCAAACGTGTCTTATTTTTCAAACTCTGATCGTATTACTAATGTTTTCTTGATTGCTGATGCAGCTCAAACAAATTCACAAAATGAATATTTTGATTCTAATCGTGTTTGGGTCGATGTTGACAATACTGGAACAAATGGTTCAGGTTTAGAAGTTGTCCCTGTATTTGGACAAGCATCTTCTAAAATTCTTGATTTAGATACTATTACTGCTGGTTCAGGTTATAGCGCATCAGATACAATCGTTTTCAAAAATGGTGTAACAACTTTAGATACTGTAGGTGAATTGATTGTTGATGTTTCAGGTGGTATTACAGGTGTTGTTATAAAAAGTTATGGAACATTACCAGCAGTAGCTACAGCTATTACTACAGTAATTACTGGCACTGGCGTTACAGAAAAAGCCGATGTTAAATTCATAAATCAACCTGCAAATGCAACAATTAT